CCAAGAAACGTTGGCGTTGAATCGTCCGCCCATAATTCGCCGGTAAACGATCTTTTCCCTTGTCTTAAATACGCTTGTCGTCCGCTTGCCGCCTCCTCAAATTGGGTGTCGGCTTTTGGCAACTCTACGTTTTCAAACTGCGGCAAAGGAAAATATCTTTTGCTCGCGTCCGCTTCATTAATTAGATCGTTCCAAACCGGCAACGTTGTACTTAAATCTATTCCATTTTTTGTTCCGTCGTTTGCCGTTAATGGAACAATAATCATTGATGACGTTACCGACTGAATCGGTACGCACCCCGGGCGTCCTGTATTGGATAACCCTGCATTACATTCGCAACCTAGTGCCATAATACTTATTTTTTAAATTTTTAATTCTAACAAATTTTGCAATTCTCTTTATACTTCGTAAGGGTAAATTGCAATTCAACCCCGCTTAAATTTGCGTCCAAAATATTTTCAATAACGCCTTGGTCCGTTTCAACTCCAAACCTCGAAAATGTTACCAAAGTATAATTTTCTATTGTTTGAAAATTGGCCTTACCTCTAACAACGTTCAAAAACTCCTCGGCTAATTTTATCATCGGTTTAACAACCTCGCGCCGGTGGTCCTCGGTATAGAAATCTTTAACGTTTGTTTCGTCTAAAAAGAATAATCTTAAATCCGTTTCAAACTCCCTAACGTCGCCCCGTCCAAACTTTTGAACGCGTATAATTTCAAACAACCAAACCAATGGCGTTTTTAATGTTAAATCCGTGTTTGAAATAGTCCATTCACGGTTCGCGGCTAACTTGGTTCCGCTTTGGAAAAATGGCGTTCGTACATAAAAAAAGTTGTTTGGCGGATCAAGAACCCACGGCCCTGTTCCTCCAAAAAAACTAAAATCTGTATCAACTTCTAACGTTGTAACAAAAGAAAATCCGCCGTCCTTGTTCGTTATTTTGTCGCCTATTCGCATCCATTTCGTATCGCAATTGTAAAAATGCGTTGTTGATAATGGTGGCGGATCAACAACGTAATTATAAAAAACGCGGTTATCAATTCCGGTAACTAAATCTTTTATTATTTCGCTTATTTCCTCCATTAATTAAATCCAATATGCAAAACCTTTTGGCCTCCCGTTGAACTTACTATAATTGCTCCTGTTTAGCCAAATGTGCTTTTGTATCGTGTCATAACTTACAACCGCTAAATTATACCGGCTATAAACCGTCGAATATAGCGTTGTTGTTCGTTGTGAATTTTCGCCTTGCGGCAATACGTTGCCGTTTATTGTCATTTGGTTAATTTGGTCCGCTAAATACTCGTAATAAATGAACCCCATTAACATTTCTTTAATGCCCTCACTTTGAAAAATCTCAAAAGAATAATCAAAGTTTAATTCATTAAATATTGTTAAAAATCGGGTTTCCGTTGGCGTTCCGCCTCCGGCCGTTAAGTCCGCCTCAAATTCGTTATATAACTCTACGCCCAATAACTGAATTAAATAACGCTTTTCGAAAACGTCGATATAATTCTGTAACTTGGCGTTGTCATAATGTCCCCGGCTTAATTCATATTTGCCGGCCTCAAAATCTGAAATGGTAACGATCATTTTTTACTTTAATTTGGCTTGTCCGCTATTTACTAAAATTTCGGCAACGTCGCCACTAACTTGGTATTCATTACCTTTAATTAGGTGTTTACCGGTTAACGCTTCAATTGAGTACATTTTGGAATGATCCAAAGTAACTTTTTCAACCTTTTTCGTTGTCGGTTTTTTTGTCGTTGCCTCCTTTTTTGTGTTTGCTTTTTTTGCCATTTTTTTCAAATTAGGGCCGACCATTACGCCGGCCCGTTTTTAACTCAATTATGGTTTATCAATTGCCGCTATCGCCGTCGCAAAATCGCCTTTTACAAACGCCCCATAATGGTTCGTTTTAACGAAATGGCACGCACGCGTTTCGCAAAGGATCGTAACCAAGTTTTTCGTAAAATCGTCGTTTACATAACCTACTTGTACGTTCATTTCCTCACGGATTCTTAAATTAGATTTCGTAAAGTCCCCAACGTAAAAATTCCCGGCCGTAACTCCCGGATTTTCAATTACCGGAATACCTTTAACTGACATTCCGGCCTCGTTAACAAATACCGGATAAGTGTATTGTCCGTTCGTGTCTTTTGTTAACTCCATTGCCGCCGCGTCTGCCGGATTCAATAGAATATAATTAGCCGAGAAATTAGCGTTTGCAATTTGAGAAATAGCAACTCTTAAAACGTCGCTATTGTTCGCTTGTGGAACGCTCAACGCAAAAGTACCGGCCGCAAATGCCGTTGCAACTGAATCAATACCGGAAAGGTTATTTCCTGTTCCGTCGCCAAGTAAAATTTGCTCGTCAAGTTTCAACTCAACCAACTCCATTAACTCGCCGTTGATCTCGCCTTGCATAAATGGAATGTCCGCCAACATTTCTTTTGAAACCTTAATGTACGCGGTTGTTTTCTTAACCTCGCTTGAACGCTCTACTAAATCGAAATCCGTTTGCGTTTTTTCGGTTCCCTCCGCCGTTTGTCCGGCCTCTCCCGGATCGGCGTTTGCTTGCTCAATCCAAACAACATATTTGCTTGTTGTTCCTCTTGTGTTTACCAATTGGCGCATAAATGGCGCGCGTCTTTGGATTCTTGTTAACCCTGTTTCAAGGTCGGAAAGTCCAACGGTTCCTCCGCTATAATTTCCGGCGATTGTCATTGTTCCGGCCGCTTTAACGTCTAGTTTAACCGTTCCGCCTTTTTCTGACATTTCCAAAATCGCCTCTTTTGCTGAAACGAACGCGTTTGTTATCGCCTCGCCCAATGATCTCGCTTTTGGTGTTTCTTTTTTCGCCTCTTTCAAACCGTCAATTGACGCCTCAACTCCGGCAATTGCGCTTTTTAGGGCGTCGATGTCGTCGTTTTCGTTTCCTTTTGCAATCATTTCTTTAACGCTTGCAAGGTCCGTTTTTAAACCGTCGATTTCCTCCGATCTTGCGAACCCGTCTGTTTTTGCCGCGATTGAATCGTTTATTTTTTCAATCACTTGCTCCGGTGTCATATTATTTTCTGACATTCTTACAAATTTAATTATTAATTATTCTCTAATTCGGCAAGTTTATTTTTGCTCCAAACTCGCATTGATTCGCCTCCCCACAAAAGATAACTAATTGTTCCGCACGCCTTTTCGTCGTTTGCGTTGTAATACTCTTTTGCTCGCGATAAATAAGAATAAACGCGTTTCAAGGTGTCCAAACTAAATGGGCGTTTTGCTACAATGTCCCGGGCGCGTTGTTTTCCTACGGCCGTGGCGCACTTGTTATTTACCGCCTCGTTTAATTGGATTCCTTTTTTTGCGTTATTAACCGCGCTTTGTGGATAGTCTTTAAACGTTTGTTTTTCGTAAAAATCGCCTACCTTTTCCCAATTGAACGCCAACGGTTTTATTTCCGGCTCGCTCTTTACGGAATGTTTTTTAAACGGTTCCGTTGTCGCAAGTGTTAACAATTGCGCGTTCAAAAATTTTAATTTCATTTCTAAATTGTGTAAACGTTCGTCGGTCCCTTGTCCGTTAATTAACGCTTTACCAATTAGATCAATTTCGTTACTTATTCGTTGCGCCGTCGATTCTTTGCCCTCGCTTTTGGCAACCTCGACAACGTTTGTAAATTCATTCGCTCCAAACGTAACGGCCGAACCCTCCCAAAGTTTAACCTCCGTTATTTCGTAATAACCGCCCGTTTCCAATCCCGGATCGTCAATGAATTTCACTTTGTCTTTGATGTACTGAAAACCAATTGAATGTTCTTTAATTATTCCGTCTTGATAATCCGCCAACGCGTCCGCGCCCAACGTACTATTGCCCAACTCGCCAACGGCAAAAAGGCCCTTTTCGTCCTCCGATAATTCTAAAAACTTCCCAATTGGCATTTCCCAATTATGGTATCTTAAAAACGCAATTTGTCGATTTGACGTTGAACCCGGGCCACGCTCTTTAATACTCTTTGTAAACGCTCCGCGTCTTATTATATCGTTGTCGCTATCCAATTGGTCGAACGCTGACAAATAAACGGCCACTTTTCGGCTCGCCTCGTCAAAATCTTTTAAGACCGTGTTTTGGCCTTTTAAACTGTACGCCGTTATCGTTTTTTCCATAAATTGCAAATATTCATAACAAAATTAACTAAATTTGTCTTAATATTCTTAAAAAATTATGCAAAACGGATCGAATTTAAACTTTTGGCAATCGTTTTTTGGTTTTGAGTGGCTCACAAACCAACGTTTTATTAACCAATTTCGCGAATATAATACTAGAATTTTCGGACAAAAAACGGCCGTTTGGATTGATACCGGGGACGCTTTTAAACATTACGTCGAAATTCCGGAATTACGGGCGGTTGTAAATAAAAGGGCGTCAATGATGTCTGCAAATAAACCCTGTTTGTACGATCAAGACGGCAATAAAATCGAATCCCATTGGTTTTTGGACCTTATACGGCAACCCAACGCAACGCAAACTTGGGCGGACGTTGTTTTTATGCTTTCAGTAAACGACGCTTTGTTTTCAAATGCTTTTGCCTACGCTCCCAAAAGATCGTTTGGCATTGTTACGCAATTTCAGCCGTTGCCCTCCGATCGTATTAAGATAATGACAACCGGGAAAACGTTAAAACAAACAACGGTTGACGGTTATATTGAGAAATTCGTGTTTTGCTACGACGACGGCGAAAAGGAAAATTTGGACGTTAACGAAGTAGTCTATTTAATGACGCCGGACGGTATTAACTTAATTAATCCGTCGTCGCGTTTGGAATCGCTCAAATATCCGCTTTCAAACATTAAAGCAAGTTATCATAAAAGAAACGTTCTGTTGGAAAATATCGGCGCAATTGGTATTTTATCGGCTCGAAATTCTGACATTGGGGGCGCAATTCCGATGACGCCGGACGATAAAAAACAAATTCAAAAAGATTGGTATAGGAGGAGCAAAGACGAATTAATAATAACGGAATCCGATGTTAATTGGCAACCTATGTCGTACCCAACAAAAGATTTGTTATTATTTGAGGAACTAAACGCCGATAAACTCGCAATTGTGGACGCGTTCGGCCTTAATATTCACGTTTTCAGCCAAGAACGGGGCGCAACGTTTAGCAATGTCCGGGACGGTTTACGAATGGTTTATAGTGATACGATCATTCCGGAAACACAGGCAATGTACGACAATATCGGCGAACAACTTGGTTTGGATAAGGAGGGTTTACGATTGGTTGCTGACTTTTCGCACGTTCACGTATTACAGGAAAATGAGGAGGAGGCCGCGAATGTATTAAACACAAAGGCCGACGCCCTTAATAAGATTCAAACGGCCGGCGTTCAATTAACAGAAGATGAACAACGCGCGTTATTGGGCCTGTAAGGGTTTAAATAGTTTACTCCCTCTATCCGGTTTAATTCCCGGTTTGATATTTCCTTAATATATCCGTTTTCCGGTCGTTTCTTTGTCGATAGTACACAATACAAGACAAAAAGAAAAAACGCCGTTAAAACGAATAAAACGGCGTTGTTTGGTTGTTTCTGTTCCATTAACTTGATTTTCCGGCTACCCTGTAAACCATTTCGATCGTTGTTTCCTGTTCCTTAAAGTTAGGATTCGCCGCCCTCCACGCTTCACGGCGGACCGCCTCGGCCTTGTTTGCTAAATTTACCAATTGTTGGCGCAACTCCAAACGTTGCTCAAAATCTAATTTAGACCATTTTTCCGGCAATAGGTCAACCGGATCAATATCAAGGTTTTTAATACATTTTAACCGGTTGTCGTTTGCTATGTTACGACAATAACGCGGTAAGTTAATGTTTAATTTTTCGTTATATGTTAAATCATTCCAAGCCATAATTCAAAGTTTTAAAGGGGGCGCAATGGCCCCCGGTGTTATTAAAAGTTTAATAAAAGTTTGCTGTGTAATGTTTCCAAAAATTG